AGGGCGGTAGTAGTATAATTATTTCCGCTTTCATCAACTCCTTGGGTTTTATCAGTTGAAGATTGAGATCCCCAAGAATCATACCATTCGCCGGCGGCATCCACGCCTCGTGAAATCCAATCTGGTCCTCCTGCCGGACTCTTATCTGATGCCATATGCCGTACTCCTTCATATGCAAATTGAACGTTCCATGTAATAGGTTGTGATGTACTATAATCTAAAGTATCATGTTGGATATTAGTTATTGTAGGATTATATAGTATTATAGGTGATTTTATTGGATCTTGTCTACCTCCTGACATTCTAGTAATAACAATTTTACTAAAAAAATATTTTTCAAAATTAATAGCAGGTTCGTCCCCATGTAAATCACCTTTTGAAGCAGTATTAGTTTCACCATATGGAACAGTTGATACAAATTTACGTTCTTTCGCTTTGCTTCCTTTTGAAAATGGTGGTTGAAAACCAAAATCATCTAAAAACGGTGCCTCGGCTACTGTATCAGGTACCCATGATCCACTTCCAAATGACCAGGTATTTTCTCTACCATCTTTATAATACCATTTAAAATATTCTTCCATTACTTTTTGAAATTTATTATCTCTAGTATCATAAAACTTTATATTAATTGGATTCCAATTTACTTTTGTTTGAATTATTCGTTTTCTATTATACTGATTTAATGTTTGAGTGTCAAAAGCAAAACTAGGCAGATCGCATGATTGGACTATATCAGATAAACCTTTAAGCATATCACGCCAAGGTTTATTTCCTGTGTTTCTTGTAGTATAAAACTCCACAACAAACGCATGTTTTGATCGAGGGATCTCATTGAGTTGTCTACCGTATTCAGTAATTGTGCCAAAAGAATGATCGGCATAATTACGAAGGATTCTGCCAAAGTATGCCATTATACCGACCTTTTATGATTATGAACCAGCAGTAGCACCTGTATAGTCTGCTACACTACTATTAATAGATTGTCCTGCTATCTTAGTTGCGCCAGTATTATCCATATGAATAGCATTATCGTATCGTATGGTTAAATTAATAGTCATTGCATCACTTGTTGCATAATTTGATTCATTATATGCGGTTGAAGTAATCCAACAACCTCCTAATGACCAGCTATCTAACAATGAAGGACCTGATCCTTCATCATTGTTTCCATCTAAGGTATCTATTACAGTAGAAAATTTATACTGAGCACCGGCAATAGGCGCAGATTGATTATGGTGATCAATTTGATTTTGCATTTGTTGGTCGACTGCTGTTATTACATTATTGCTTATGTCGTCTCTAATTACAAGTGTAATAGGTTCCCAAGTGTGTTTACCTGCTAAATAAATTCGAGAATTATAAACATCTAATGTTACCTCTTCATGTGTCAATGTAGGTCGTGTTACACTAACTACCTGATGGGTTACTGTATCTGCTGTAGCAACTCCGCCAAGTTGTTTAAATGTCACCCTAAATCTATATTGTAATTTAGGCATTAATAAAGGAGTAGTCGAGCTGGCACCGCCTATTGGTACTCCATATTTTGTTAAATTCGCCATTAAATTATCTCCTATGCCGCGTTCTTTATTATATGTATTTATAAGATTTCTCAGAAATTTTAACCATGAAAAAAGGTAGTGGCAAAATACCACTACCTTTAATTTAAAACCTTATAATGTGCCAGTATTTACAATTCTAACTGGAATGTAAATAAATTCTGCGGCTTTTGTTGGTTCTATAGCAACATCAATCCACATTTCATTTTTATCAATTCTGGCCGCTGTATTATTAGTTGAATCGCAGACTACAGCAAAATCATATACACCACGTTTTGCCATTATGTCTCCCAAGAATCGTTCTACAGCATCTTGAGCCGCCGCCCTTGTTGCTTCGTCGTTTGGTTCGAAAGCAAAAGGCCTAGCAAGAGGATCTAATCCATCTCTTATATATGCTACCAATCTTGCAACATTAATTCTATCTAATGCACTTGATGCCGCATACAATGTTTTTTGTCCATATACAAATAATCCTTGTCCTGGGAAATTTGTAATAGGATTAACTTTTGCTGTATACAAGGTATCTCGTTGTCCTTGATTAAGTGCGGTAGCAACAAATTCGCCTTCGCTATCTATGTAACCAACATTAGTTGCATTAGTTATTCCGCCTCTTGTTAATCCTGCTGGTGCAAACCAAGGATAAGCAACAGAGTCATTATATGCAATAGTTCTTAATGCCATATGTGAAGGCGGAACTACAACCGATGTACCATCGGTGTTTGTTGCTAATCCACTTGGATAATAAACAGCCGCTTGTGATGTAGATGTTATTAAACCATCTTCACCGTTTTCTGTAGCACTTGTTCCTGCTTGCCATGCTGTAACACCACTAGGAGCAAGCCTAAATGGAGTATCTATAATACAGAATGCAGTTTCTTTTCTATCTACATTTAATGCTAATAATTCATCGGCACATTCTGGATAACCAGGAGCCGAAAGTAATGTAATTACTGTACTATCACCACGTAAATCATCATTTGTAGTAATCGCCGCTTGCATTCCTTTAACAACGGTTGCTCTTTGTGATTTTCTTCCGAAATATCCTGCGCCATTTGCTTTATTACCAGCCGCTGTACGCCACTTATGAGTTGTTGATTCTGATGCAACATATTTTCTTACCTGATATGTTGAATGTGCCATATTAACACATAACATACCTTCTGGATATAATGCTCCATTTGGTGCATTTGGTAATCTTGTAGCACCACTATTATAAGAGATGTCTCCTGCTGTTGCAGTTAAGTCTGCAAATACAACTCCGTTTGCAGTAGATTGATCTGTATTATCTTTTGCATCCCATGTAGTAGTTGCCGAAGCATAAACTTTAATTAATGGATAATTATCTAAATCGTTAGTGTCAACCCAAATATCTCCATTGCTTGGTGATGCAGGTGCTGTTGTACTATATGCAGAAATTGTCGCCGGTATCCAAACACCACCTGTATTTTTATATAAATCTAATGAAGTTGATGTATCATACCAATATGTACCGTCTACGACTGCGCCTGCAATTTCTGTTGCACTTGCTTCCATTTCATTTGCCGCGGCATATGTACTTGTTGCATCTGCAACCGCTGTTGATGTAGCAGAAGTACCATCAAATCGTTTCATTGCAATTTCTGCTACGTGAGTAGTAGTATCTTCAACTGTATAAAGTGAGCCTGCAGGTGGATTAATTCCGCCTGTTGCTACTATTGTCGGATTTGAAGTATAACTGGAACCTACTGCTGTAACAACAACATCTGTTACTACTCCGCCTGTTAGTACTCCTTCAAGTGTAGCCGATGAACCACCGCCACCTGTTACAGTAAGAGTTGGTGCCACAGTATAACCTGAACCTCCATCTAAAATTACTAATGATGTGGTTGCCGCCGATGCTGATCCTGAATAAAGTTTGTCACTATCTAATGATGTAACAATAATATCAGCAGGGCGACCCGAATCAAAATTACCTGGTTGTGCCGCAGTAGCATCATCTTTATAAAATTTAACTGATTTAGTATCAAACGAAGTTGTTGAGGAATTATAACTCTTAACAACAAGGCTTGCGCCTTGACCATCTGAAGATGTTTTAAACCATACATCTTTGTCTGCCGGACCTGTAGGTTGAGCTGACGAAGGTCCTACTGTAACTGCTGTTGCAGATAATTGTGTTTTATTAGCATCACTAACTACTTGCCAAGTCGATCCATCCCATTCATAAATTCCAGCATCCGCAACATCTGTTCCTAATGCTTTACCTGATGCATTTACAACGGCAATTCTAAAATCGCCAGTTGACGCTCCGCCTGCACTTGCAGTTGGTGTATTTGTGGTCATCTGTGCCTCAGTAAATGGTGTTACTGTTTGCTTAACCCATGCTCCTTGAGCCGATGAATATTGAAATAATCCATATTCTGAATTAGCAGTATCCCACCAAATTGCTCCATTTGCAGGAGGTCCTGTAGGTTCGGTAGTTACTGGTAATAATTGAGTTGTATTTACATCTGCTCTTACAACATATGCCCTATTTGCCGCACCCAAATAACTATAGGCCGCAAGTAAACCATATTCATTTACTTCGTCTCCATTTGATGCTGTACCTGATACTGATCTAAAGTACGGTGTTCCAAAAGTTTGTACAAGTTCTCGTTGACTTGTGATTAGTTGGGGTTTTCCAGCCATAGACTTAATGGTTCCAGCCGCATACCCTGTTCCACTTACATGAGCTTTATCTTGTCCTGTAGCACATACAATCAAAGGAACAGTTCCTGCGCCTGCCGTCCCGTAAAAACTTTCGTCTATAACAGAAACCGCAACACCCGGTGATACTAAAGTTGCCATATTAATTCCTCACTTTTAATGACTAATTTCATTATTTAAATTATTTATCGTGATATCAGTAAAACCAGGTGGTTATAAGGGGGCGATTGCTACGTTAAATGATAAAGATCGACGATCTTCTGAACCATAATAAGGGTAAACAGTATGGTATAACC